TTAAGTTGTAAGTAGCTGCGGTCATTAAATTCTCCTATTGTCAAATTATACCCCCAGTAACATTTTATGTCAAGATATATTTTTTTAATGGTTATGCTAAATTTCCTAAGTCCAGTTTGGACCTTCCATCCAGCAAACTAAAGAATGCCTTATACCTCTTGTAACTTCTGATATCTTATGTTCGTGATAACTAGGAAATACTAAAACGGACCCCCTTGTTCTAAAGTTAACCGGATTTTCTATGTATCTAAAACTGAAGTCTCCTCCATCATAATTATTACTATCCGTCAATTGCACGCATACAGATAACTTTCTGTTATACATTCCATCTTTTACCCAATCAATATCATGATGCCAGTTATAATAGCTGCCTGAGGTATATTCCGCAAATTGAATATCTGGCATATAATCAATATTCACTCCAAAAACATTACGATTTGCCTCTAATAAATACTGCTCTAAACAAGTTTTAATTTCTTTATTGGCAGTAAAACCTACTTTTGTTTTTCTACTAATATTTTCTGATTTTTCTGAAAATATTAACCCATCTCGTAAAGTTAATTCCTTTTTACAGTCTTCTGTAAATTTATCACATAACGAAGAGGAAAGTGCCCCTTCCCACAGTTGCCAAGCTACTTTCATTTCCAGGGCACTCCTGCTGAAGTATTTGTATAAGTTCTCTCCTTTAGTCTAGCAGATACTATATTTTCTATAGCAGCTACTTCGTCGCTACCAAGAACCTCTTTTACCCAGCCTACTAAAGTATTCTCTGTTATACTAGAGTAGGTGGTTACTGAAGTTATATTACTTAAGTCTAAGTTAACCAAGCCTTGTACAGTAATACTGTCAGTCTCATTAGCTTCTGTTACAATATAATCTACAGAATAAATTATATCTTCGTGCCCCTGAAATGAGTTATATCTATTAGTTGTTTCTATTGTCCAAGTTGCCATCTTATTTATCTCCTGTATTAAAGAAAAAGGTTTGAAATAACCTTCCCGTCTCTTTGTCCTTACCGAACCCTGCCATAACACTGCGATGATATGACGATCCTTTATAGAGGACTAACCTATTATATACATTACCTGCGAATGCAATTTGTTCCCAATTATCCATATTAGTACACATTATATCTCCTTGAGATGCGTCATAAATTTTTGATTCTTTATGCCTATAAATGCCTGTACCGGACTCTATTGGCGCATTTGGAGTTAAATATACTACAGCAGCATATTCCGTATCATCATGGTGGATCCATGTTTTATCTTCAGAAGTAGTATATTGATATGCTGTATTGTATTCAGTAGGCCAGTAAGTTATTTTTTTACCAATAATACCTTCAAAAAAAGTTTTTAAGTATTGAGATTGTACTTCTGGTTCTGGTTGAGTTCTGTACCCAGGGTAATTTCCTACTACATTGAAGTCTAAATTTAAGGCGGCTTGTCTAACTTGGTCTATATTGTTATAAAAATCTTCTATAATTAAAAAACTGTTATTCATTGTTACATCCTATTATCGTAAGTGTGGTGGTAGGTACCCGTTGCCTGTATACGTATATGATGGTATAGTTGCAGCATTTGTTTCTTTCCAAGAGAGCCAGTCTGCCTTAGTGGTTTCATATAAAGTAGTTGAAAGACCTGTTCTCTCGCTTATACTAGTAGATAGGGCTTTCTGGTATCCCCTAGGAGATAATCGCGAATCAATCAGATACAAGGTTTTATAGACTATTCCAAGCTCATCAAAAAGAATAGCATCTCTTAATAGACTTGCTTCCTCTCTATAGCCCATTTGTCGAAAGGAAGGTCTAATCGCCATAAGCATTGTTTCAGCTCTTCTACCTGTTAAAATAGTAAACTGAGTTAGCCCCACTACTTCATCGTCCGAAACTCTACAAATACTTAATAGCTCTCTGAATTCTGAAGTATCTGTGTAGGGCTTTTCTATATACTTATAGCTACTAAATAAACCTCTTAAATATACTTTTACTCTCTCAGTAGATAATGGAAAGGTTTCCCAGTCAGATAAAGCATCCTCTATAGCCTGTAAGTCTGATGGCATAGTTTCTCTTAAATATACATTTGGCCCTCTACAAAATTCTATGCTCATGCGGGTTCTCCGGGCCATACAGGATATAGAGTGTAAGGGTACGGGGTATACATATCTGATGTTTTGTATGCTTCCCAGATAGCCCTACTCACTGTTGTTTTTCTATACTCTGTGGATATGTACCCAGGAGACATTCTAGTACTTTCGGCATCTAAAACGTCTCTCAGCCCCTTTTTATTGGCATAATCTGACCTTGTTTCTGTTACTATTGATTCTGTCCCTAGATGGTCCCACCCACATTCTGCTAAAATGGATGTTCCCTCTGTCCAATAGCCCTCTTGATGATAAGCCGGGTCTATAATGGCTACTATAACTGTAATTATACTCTTATAAGAACTGGCTCTGAATACTCCTATAGGTAGATCATTGCTTCTAAGACAGAACATAGTAGTATGCTCCATATCTGTTTCTTCATTTAAAGGCCACCTACATAATCTGCTATTTCGGCTCCATACATTAGTCAGACTTTGGGCCTCTTCATCAGTTAACGGAAAATCTTTAAATGTTCCATAAATTCTTTGCAGATGCTCCCAATCACCTTCTTCAATGGCTCTGGTATATACTCTTGGACCATAAATTCTAATAGTATTATCACATATTGTATTCATTACTTAAATTTCTCCTAATAATTTTGTATTATACTTATTTTAAACTATAATGTCAAGATTTTTTATTCTTTACCTCCTAGGCTTTATTTACCCCCTAAAGTCCCTAAGTTCAAAGCTAATGCTGATACTCCTGTTTCAGACCCATTTTTAGATACAGATGCTTTTGGAAAACTCGTACCATTATCCGTAAATGTTATAGTAGGGCTTCCCGTAGTACTGGAGGCCGTTAATGTTATATTCCCTGAAGTTGTATTTATAGTTCCAGTAATTATAGTAGAGGCTAAAGTTACTAAACCTTGCTTAAATGTTATAGTAGAACTCTGAGCTCCAGCAGGTGCCCAAGTAGCTCCATTATCTCCCGAGTTCCAACTCATATAAGGCTGCGTATTATTAGAGGTAATACCTGCCTCACCTTGTGGCCCCTGTACACCATTTGCAACTATGGTTAATACACTAGCTACCTGTGTCCCGTCGACGCTCCAAGTAGCCGTAACAGTGGCTACCCCTGATACAACACTTACTACAGCGGATAGTTGTCCTGGATTAAACGCATTTGTACTAAGAACTGTAAGAGTAGTACTCCAAGTGTCTCCGCTTCTGGTAGCTCTATATTGTTCTCTAGTTAATAGTATGCCAGCTCTATGTACAGATACTTGAAGGTCTAAAAAGGTTGCAGAATACGTACCTGTTGAACTTTTTTCTATAGACCCTACCGTTACATATAATGCAGACATAAAGGCACCTTCGGGTCCTTCTGGGCCTATAGCACCCGCAGTTCCTGTAGGGCCTACAGGGCCTACAGGGCCTTGTGGTCCTTGTGCGCCTTGTGGACCTTCTGGACCTATTGGGCCTGTTAGACCTGTAGGGCCTGAGGGGCCTGTAGGTCCTTGTGCGCCTTGTGGGCCTATTGGGCCTGTTAGACCTGTAGGGCCTGTAGGGCCTGTAGGGCCTTGTGGACCTATTGGACCTATTGCGCCTGTTAAGCCTGTAGGACCTGTAGGGCCTGTAGGTCCCTGTGGTCCTTGTGCACCTATTGGACCTATTGGGCCTACTGGACCTTGTGCCCCTGTAGGCCCTTGGGCACCTTGTGCACCTGTAGGGCCTGTAGCACCTGTAGGGCCAGTTTGCCCCTCTGTTAGTAAAGGGGCTCCAAAACTACCTGACTCTAAAGAAGCAAAATTTATGGCGGTACCTATAATTGTATGTGTTATTCCTATTACACCACCTACTACTTGAGTAGCATTACCATACCACCTATTAGCTGTGGTGTTATTTAGGGCATACCAATAACCGCCTCCCCCATTATAGAAGGTGGGGGTTAAATTTGTCATAGATGCAATAGTACTTGACCCATCCGAAAATACTTGGTCCCAGAATGTCACATCCGTCTCAGGGTCTGTGCTTCTACCACTATGAGCTTGCACAGCTACCCATACTTTGCTGTTATAACTTCGTACCTCAGCTATAGCGTATGAACTTCCAGGAGTCCATTCAATTATTGATGGGCTAGTATCTAATTCTGTAATTGACGCTGCTGAATAAAATAAAAACGCACTTAATCCATCAGGGCCAGGAGACCCCGCAGGGCCTGCTACTCCTTGAGGTCCCTGGGGCCCTGGCTCCCCCACCGGCCCTGGCTCCCCTGTTGGACCTGTGGCGCCTTGAGGGCCTATTACACCTTGAAGACCTTGAGGACCTTCAGGACCTATTGGACCTGTGGGGCCTTGAGGACCTATTACACCTTGAAGACCTTGAGGACCTATTGGGCCTGTGGGGCCTGTGGGGCCTTGAGGACCTATTACACCTTGAAGACCTTCAGGACCTATTGGACCTGTGGGGCCTACAGGACCTTGAGGACCTTGAGGACCTATGGGGCCTACTGGACCAGTTAAAGTGGTATCAACACCTGTCAGGGATTTAAGACTAGATATTGAGCCGCTTTTGGTAAATTCAGCAACAATTACATCATTTAAGAAATCCAGTACTAAATTAGGAGAGTAGTGATTTGATACACTTACAGCAACCTCAAAAGATCTATCTAAAACTAAATTTGTATCATTTACAATATTAACTATTCTGGCAGCTTGTGTACTATTAAATCTTATAAGTTGTCCAATTAAGTACTCTGTTAGAAAAGCAGTACCTATTCCTATTACTTTTGAAGACTTAGCTTCTATATTTACAGTACCTGTTCTTTGACTAAAAGTATTCTCAGGGGTTCCATTAGCCTCTATAGCGTTATACCAGTAAGGGACACCATGTTCAGGATTACTGTTGTAGCTTACAGCCAGTAAAGCTTCCTCGCTTCTATCAAACAGGACGGAATATTTAGCATCTACTAGGTTAGTAGAAATAGTATTCACACTTGCTATAGACCCAGAGAACGTGCTGAAAGGATTAACTACGGCGAAAAAAGATACTGGGTCTACTTCAAAACTTAATACATAATTCGTATTTAATCGTAGTCCTGAGTTTGCGGTGCCCCCTACTCCTAGACCTTGAGCCTGTCTAGGCACGTTCAATGAGTATAAATCGGTTGTAGTAAAAGTCTGAGTGGTATATTTAGATCTATTATTAATAGTATTAATAGTTCTTACACCTACTGAGTAAGTTCCGTTAGGCACTGATTCAAATATGTACTTATTAATATTAGAGTCTACTAGTATCTTATTAGAGGGCCCAGGAACATTATGATATATCTCGTATCCAGACACATCTAAGTATAAGGTTCCGTCATTAGATACCGGTAAATCCCAGCTTACTTCAAACTCATCCCCAGCTTTATTATAATCTGGGGCAGATTCAATGTATATATTCTTGGGGGCGGGAATAATATCATCTGCTAGTAACTTAGGAAAAACAGTGTCAGGAGTTACTAATGTAAAATCTCCCTCTATTGCATCGAATTTTTCATCGTAGTGCTCCACAGCAATAAGACTAAATTCATCTTTACTAGTTTCAGTAACTCCTAATATTTTATAGTCTTTTGCGGAAGCATTAGAAATTCCTTCAGGGGTTACTTCTTTTAAAACCCATACAGCAGATCTTTCAGGGAGAGAAGTAAAATTGGAAACTAGCTCTAAGCTGTTAGTAATACCAGTACTAGTGACTTGAATAGTCTCTACTATTGTGTCATGTTGCTCTCCCTCTCCTTCATTAGTAACATTTGGTGCCTCAATTATGGTACTGAGGTAGTATGTACTGCCTGCAACTAATGTTACCTCTCTATCAAGAGGTATTGTATTTAGGTCTAAAATGCCACTGTTTGATATTCTTCCACTATATGCAATATTAAACTCATCTGCATCTTGAATTTTAATAATGTCTCCAGGGGTTAGAAATACTGCATTTATAGAAGTAGAAAATGAAACAAGTCTAGTTTGATTAACCGCAGTCCATAGCTTCCACTTACCATACCTATAAGCCTGTGCTTCTGAAGTACAGCCGAATGCAACAGCATTTTCACTAATAATTCTACCTGTTTCTGCAATATTGACTCTATCTTCGATTATAAGAGGTTCTAGCTTATAGTTACTTTCTGGGTTATTCCAAGTTACAACAATTTGATTAGCTCTGGTTTTGCTTCCAGTAGTTTCATAAGTAAAAGCTCCATCTTTAACATTAGCTTTTGAAAATGTGTATATAGGGTCTTTTGCCTGATCTATAACAGATAGTACTGTACCATCTATCCAATAAATCATAGTTAAAAAGCTACTAGCTATATCTTTCAATACTTTATAAGCATCGGTAGCTTTTGTCAGATATATATTAGAAGTAAACCTAGGCTCTAGGCCACCTTTTCCATCGGACACTAGTACATCGCAATATTTAGCAATACGATATAAGGCAAATTTATCTATATCCTCTTCTTTTATCCAATCACCTAATCCATAGCGATTGTTTGTAATAATATCGTAGAAAATCCAAGCAGGATTATTTGTGTATACTTTCTGCGATCTAAATGAGCCGTCCCATAGTCCATCATAAATAGAATTTAATCCATCATTCATGTCTCTAGTTATATAGTTAGAGGGTACAAGTACTTTTAAACCTTTAGCATGGTAGCTTCTCTTGGGAGAGCTAGTAAAATCTTTAGAGGAAAAGGTCACATTTGCATAAGCAGTAAAAGGATAGCTTAAATTTTCTTTAATTACAGAAGTAACAGTAGTCAATGTACAAGAAGCAGCAATTCTATCTCTAGGATCTTTATTATTACCTGAAGTATCAATACCCACACCACTCTCACGAGTCAATCTAGTAACTTTTATATCAAAAGCAGAGAACGGTTTAAAAGGCTCTAAATTAATTCGTTCTTCAAAAGCAATAGGCGTAGAAGTTTTACCTTTATGAATTCGTCTATTTACTAGAGTTACTGTACTATAGTCCGTGGAGCTTCTATATATTGTTGCTTCAATCTTATACATAGCACCAGCATCATATTTTTTACCATCTTCTTCGCTTTGACATATCAAAGATCCATAACTAAAAACCAACCTTAGTTCATCTACTTCTCTTGCCTGTGCAGAAGTAAGATTAAGGGAGGAACTTGATGTTATAGTTATAGGATTAAGAGGGTCGATACCTGGTGTATAATTGTCCGAATCTGAATCTGAATAAGTAAGGGGCATCCCAACAGAGGCTACAGTTGTACTAGCTCCTATACCTCCATAATTAGTCATGGGAAGCTGTTCTCTTTTACCATTTCTAAATTCTGTCGTTGCGCCTTGAAATTTAGTCGCATTAAAAGTGCCGTCGATGCCGTTAAACAGAGAAGGACTAGAGACAGAAAAGTTATAACTTCCCGAAGGGTAAGGGGTAGGGTTTATTAAAGTAATTGTAGAAGTACCTGTACCATCTACTACATTTGCTCCAAGAATGTATAGAAATCCATCTACAGTACATACTAAGGTCTTCCCTACACTAGCCTCTAAGAATCTTCGTAAGCTAACTCCATCTGTTATACTAGAATGAAATGTTGCTTGAGTAGTACTCTCTACAGTTATAAAGCCTTCTACAAACTCGAGGGTTTCAGAAATAGTTAGTTTTATGTTATCTCCATATCCGCGTACAGCCATATTGGCTGCGTCAAAAAAAGAAACCGAGGTGCTTATAGGGATAGTTGGTACATCTAAATCTAAAGAAGACGCAGATATACTACCTACTGTTACTGCAGAGGAATATACATTCTTAACAGAAAAGGAGCGGAAAAAAATATTTTCAAATAAAAATCCTAATTCCTTATTAACAGTAACAGTAGTGGAGTTATTTGTTAAAGTTACTTGGGCTCCTTGTATAAGTGGGTTACTATCTGAGATAGAAGATTCTTCTAAATCTTTTATTCTCTCATCATTTAAGTATATAGAAGATTCACCGTATACTAACCCTTCAATCTCGCCTTCAGAAATTAAGTCCGTAACAGAAATTATTTGCTCCCTTGAGAATCCGGAAGCCATAGATAAAGTACTTGAACCAGCATCCGCTATTTGTTGATCTCGAGCACTTCTTGATTTACTTGCCATTTTTTATTTTCCTTATCACAAACTTAGGTATAAGTACCAAAATATTATATTATTACTGGATTACAGGGTACTTGTTCTGTTTCCAGCCACCTGAAAAAGACCAAGTGAGAGAACCTGAAGACTGGTCTTGATCGGCGCTGGTATTACTGGAAAACGTACTACCTGCGTTAGCTACAGCAAAAGATATAGGTCTGCCAGGTACTCTTAATTCTCCATATAATACAGGCACTGGGTCTCCTTCTATAATATTTTGCTCTGATCCATTGAATAAGTACGATTGTGGTGCTGCTTCATCTACTGAAGGGTCAGGGGCCATTAATTGCTGTATACCCGCCATAGCTAGGCTCATTCCTAGCATCATTCCTATTGTGCCTACGACGCCCGCCGCAGTCATTGTACCTGTCGTAGCCATTGTAGCCATTGCGACGGACAAGCTAGTTCCAGCTGAACCTGCTGCTGCACCCGCCGCAGGTGCCAGTATTGGTGCGAAAAAAACAAAAGCTATAATAGCGATTGCTGCTAGTATTTTTGCGCCGGCACTCTTTGAGCCTGCTGGAATAGACATAATAGTTATATCACCTTCCAGCAAAGGCAAAATTATATCTTCTTCTTCTTCTACTTGAATTCCCGCAACATCAATAGCAAAACCTACTCCAGCTTGATGACTATCTACTAAGTATTTTTTGAACTCTGGATAATTTGCGCCGATTAGCAGTAGAGCTTCTTTTACAGAAGATACGTCGGCATCCAATTCTTGTCCGAACTTATTAGCAATATCTCCTTCTAAATAAATTTTACGTTTCATATCTATATATACCTGTTAAATGCTTTGCCCAAAAAGGGTATAGGTTCTCTCTACAAGAGAGTCTTTGTGTAGCATGATGAAAGAATACGTCATTACCTAAGTAAACTCCACAATGGTTGCCTATTTTTGAAGTTACTGAGAATATTAGTAAATCATTCTTTTGAGGCTCCTGTACTTTATTAAAATTCCAGCTATTTATATATTCTTCTGTGAAATAGTTTAAGTCTTTTAGCCACCAATCATCCTCAAAAGGCTCTCTTGGGGGTATAACAAAATTAGTTTCTTCTAAATAGTAATCTCTAACTAACTCAAAACAGTCTTGTACTCCAAACTTATAATCTCTTCCTATTAAAGGATAATAATTCTTTACTGGCTGTAATAAGTGCATATCCATGTTAGGATAGCTAAAAATATAGTAAGGTATACCTAAGTTATTACAATTATTTACATCCATGGTGGAGGGCTCACAGGAAGCATCTGGATGACTATGTACTATACCTACAATATCATGAGTTCTTTTTATTTTAAAATACTCCATTGAGTCAAAAATAAAATCATCAATATCTTTTGCTATATTAGTAATTGGTAGCCATTTCATTTTTCCCTTCGCCACTGCAAGTACTCCACAACCCTCTCTGGGGTATTCTGAGGCAAAATGGTCTTCTATTTCTTTTAGTATGCTAGTTGAATTTAACACTGCCTGGATACGCTCCAAAAGGTAAAGTAATACTGGTATCTTTAGTAGCAGAAGCTACTCCATCTGCTGTAGGCGTGAACTGAAATCTAGATTTACAGCTATTTAAAGTTTTTCCGCATGAGTCTACTCTATTCCAGTATAGTGAGCTGCTAGTAGGCTCTATAGAACTAGTAGTTAGTAAACATTTCCATATTTTATTTGAATGCCTTGTAAGTGTGCCAGGCGTGTACTCAGTGCCTGAAGCCCAGTCTGTCCAAAAGAATACTTGCTTCCATAGGACAGAAGCTCCAGAAGGTGTAGTAGAATTATTTGAAGCTTCTGATCTCCAATACTTGCCGTCATAAGATACGAAGCTATCTATAGTATGAGGGCCACTAAAAGGTACTATAGTAAGTCCTGCTGCATTATCTATTAGAGGGCTGTCCTCAATATCAAAGTAAGCAAAGTACTGAGTACCATTATGATCTACAGAATTTGTGCTTCTCCAAGAACAGCCACCTGAAGTAACAGGATTATCAACACCTTGATAAATCCAAGAACAATATTTTCCTAGTACTACCCTATTTGGTATTCTCACTCCAGATACATCATACGGAGCAGTTAGCTCAAACGTAACTAATGTGGAATTTTCACTAGCAATTCTATCTATTATATAGGTTCTTTTGGGCATCTCATAGTTTGCATTATCTAAATAACTTTCTAGTGTTTGCCTGCGTGTTACTTTTTTACCTATAAGGTCTTCAAAGCTGAACCCTTCTCCGTTTAAAGATGACTTAAAAACATTAGTTACATTTGCTACAGTTAGCATGGGTCTCGTAGATGCTCCATCACTAGCAATATCTATACCATCCATCATTACTGGTAGTGGTGTATAGGTATTACCATCATAGGATATTTCGCCTAAAGCACTATCAAAGCCTGGATGAAAGTATAGTGTGGTTACACTATTAAGCTCTAGTTCAAAAAGCTCAATAACAGCATCCGTTATTTCTAAATTTTGTAAATCTGTTGTGATTATGTCATTTGTACTCATGGTTCATATACCTGTCTAAAAGTTGCTGTACACCCATAAAAATGGTCTTTCATGTACGAAATACTATAGTCTTCACAGACTACTGAAATAGTTCTTTCCCCCGAAAAGTTAGAATCTGGATAAGTAAAATCAAAACTTGTTACTGCCTTCTTACTATCAAAAAAAGCTACAATATCGTCTATCTCTTCCTTAGTTCTAGGAGAGAAAGTAACGGCAAAGGTTCTATTTATAGAATTAATACCGTCGGTTATTCGTTGCTCATACCCATCCCCAAAAGACATTTTTAGAACTTTTGGTTTGATAGTATTCTGTAAATTTCTATCTGGAGTAATAAAGCCGTATACTCCTCCTATATTAAATCCGATTGTCATTATGCTACTCCATAGGGATTCAGAATACCGCCTGAACGTTTCTGATTTTGCAACTCTTGCTGAACAGCTTGAGCAATAGCATTACCAAGATTTCCCATGCCTTCTCCTTTTTGCTGTTCTGTTTGGGAGGAGGTACCAGAACCATCCATACTAACATTAACAACTACGCTGTTATTTTGAGCACTTCCATTTTTCATTTCTACTGGTATTGATTTACCGTTTGGTAGAGGTACTACTGCTTCTGTTCCGTGTAAAGTAACCGGATAGCCTCCCTGAGATCCCATAGCAATACCTCCAGTAGCGTAACCTGGAAGCTTATCACCTGCTGAAAACATTCCACCATATCTTCCTCCAGGTATTAGGTTAAAACCTCCACTTGGGGCAAGGCTTACAGTACCCCCACCCCCTAGAAACCCTCCAGCAGCGGGGATTCCAGTTTTTAATGCCCCAACGCCAGCGCCTGTTGCGGGAGTGCCGCCACCAAATCCTCCAACTAAAGACATTAATGCGCGCATTACCATCATTCGAATTATCATTTGGGATATATCTTTAAGTATGGCAATAGCCATATCCCCAAAAGCTTGTTTAGCACTTTTAGTACCATCTACAATTGAGCCGAAAGCACTTGATATGTTATCAGTCAAAGAACTAAAAATGCCTGATTTTACTTCTAATGCTTGATTTAGTAACGTTTGTGCTTCGATTTCTGCATACAGCATTTTTTGTTGTTCTTGACTTAGTACTATATCGTTTAATTTATTTTCCTGCATTTTTTCATTGAACGCAGTTACTGCAGGGTTCAAAGATAGCCCAGTAAGTTTAGCTTGAGCTGCCTCCGTTTCGGCCTTCGCATCAAGAAGAACTA